TGCCGGAGGTGGTCGCAATGTTCGAGGCCGCACCCGCCACCGGCTTGGTGATCGTGACACCGCCAGACGCGCTCGCCTGCACATTGGCGAGGTCGCTGAGCGGGATGGTGACGGTGAGGCCAGCCGAGCCGATGTTCGACAGGACCGCCGCGCCAGAGAGAAGCGGGACGGTGTTGCTCGTGAAGCCCGTGGCCGTGGCGAGCACAGAGCCCGTGGCCGCGATGGGTTTGGTGACAGCCAGCGCACCAGTGGCAGTGGCCGCCACATCCGCGAAATCAGCCAGAGGCTTGGTGACAGCCAGCGCGCCCGTGGCGGTTGCCTGCACCAGCGCGTCATCGGCAAGGTTCGCGGTGCGAGAGAGCGCCGCGCTGACCGAGGCCATTGCCTGCGCGCTCGCATCGACGCGGTAGGCAACACTCGTCCCGGTGGAGGCAGTCGCTACGTTCGCGCCAGTGCCGCCAAGGGGCTTGGTCAGGTTGAGCGCGCTCGAGGAGGCGCTCGCTACGTTCGAGGCCGCGACAGAAAGGTTGGCGGCCTTACCGAGCGATGCGCTCGAGCTTGCTTCCACCGCTGCGCTGCCGCCAAGCGCGATGGTGTCGCCAGCGGTGCCGTTGAACACCGCAAGGTTGAACACCGAGGTGTTGAACACGGCCATCTATCAGCCCTTCACAGACGCGCAAAAGCCAGCCGCCCGGAGGTAGCTGGCTGAAGGGTTGAAGATGGACTGTGCGGCGCTCATGCGGCCATCCTCAGCGGAAGGGGGAGGAGAGTGGGGCGGAGGCGCAAACCCCCGCCCCGTGCTCATTAGTTGTCGATCTGCACCGACAGCGACGAAATCGGGAACGTAACGGTGTCGCCCGAGTTGATCGTCTTGGAGATGTTGAGAGCGCCGTAGAACAGCAGGTTGCCCGCCGTGCTCGCGTCCCAAATACCGAAGTGAGTGACAGTGCCCCACGAAGCGGTCGGGGTCGGGAAGGTGACCGCCGAGTTGTTCGAGGTGGTGCCGCTCGTGCCGCTCGAGGCGGTCGTCGAGGCCGCTGCCTGCGTACCGGCCCAGTTGGTGAGCGAAGGGGCAAGGTTGACGCGGGCGTAGGCGTTGCCGCTGACTTCGGTGCCGCCACCGGTGTCCGAGGGAGCAGCGGTGAGCAGGCCGATGTGCAGGCCGGTCGGGGTGGTGAAGGTCTGGCCCCGGAAGAGCCAATCGATGATCTTGTTTTCGAGGTAGTCGGACATTGCAGCCATGATGGGAGCTCCTTAATTGATCTGATCGCGCACAAAGAACTTCAGGCGGTCATAGAGGGTCTGCTTCTCACCGTCAAAGCTGATCTCCACTTCGCCCTCATAAAACCCCGGCTCCACATCCAGCGTGTTACCCGGGAAGTTGAACATCACCACGCCATCCGCGCCGCCGTTCGCCTTGGAGCACGGCAGGGTGGTGAGCACTGCCTCCGAGTTGACCGAACGAAAGTGGATGGACACGGTGGTGTCCGCGTCACTCACATCGAGTGCCGTTCCATCGGACTTGGAGAGCGTGAGCGTGATGTACGGGCGGTTGTCGCCCTTCACGAGCTTGATCGTGGTGTCATCCATGCTCAGTCCTCCTCGCCTTCATCTTCTTGCGCCTGCTCGTCCTGAGCGGGTGCCTGCGGCCCATCCTCGTTGGGGTTGAGCAGCGGGTTGATTTCCTCGTCCATATCCATCTCGCTCTCTTCAGGGGCGAGCGGCAGGCCAGCGGCCTCGCGGAGGTGGTTCTCGAGCTCGCGGTCGGGGAACATCTGAGCGCCAGCCGAGGTGAGCTTGGAAACGAAGTCCGAGAGCGCGGTGATATCCGGCTTCTCGAGGTCACCCGGGACGAGGGTGGGCATGAACTCGTAATCCATGCCGTTGAGCTTCCACAGGCGCGGAAGCAGGTGGCGGTTGAAGGTCTCGGCAATCGAGTTGAGGTACGCGCCGATGGCCGTGGCGAAAATCTCGGTCTTGTTGCTCGAGAGCGCGAACGAGCCCGTCGAGCCCTGTCCGAGGAAGATGAAGTCGGCCAGCACCGAGGTGGCGATGGCGCGGTTGTAGCGGTCCACCACCTTCGTCGTGTCGAACTGGCGAGCGCCGCCGGTGGACATGAGCTTGACCTCGAAGCGCAGGTTGCCCTGTGCGTCCCGGTCCGAAGGCAGGATGAGGCCCTCGTGGTTGTCGCGCTTCACCGAGGCAATCATCCGCTTGAAGTTCTGGAACACCTGCTTCTCCACCGCGTCCGCCGTGGGAGAGAGGTACTTGTTGGGGATGAGCGCCACCGGCAGGCCTGCGAGGTCGCGCTCGATGCCCACGCCCTCGAGCTCCTCGATCTTCTTCTTCAGATACCAAGGACGATAGGCGTTGCGGAGGATCGAGCGGCCTTCGGGGTTCTGCCGGTCCTCAGTGGTGCGGAAGAGGAGGAGCTTCTCGATGGGGATGAGCACCATCGCCCGGTCGTAGGGTTGCTGCCACATCCCGTCGATGGAGCCATCAATGGGGTCGATGAGCCACTTGGGGATGGTGTTCTGTGCGCGCAGTGCCAGCGCACGGATGCCAATCTTCCCATCGGTGTACTTGGAGCGGCGTGAGCCATCGGCCTCGTCGGGACCGATGCGCTTCTTCCAGATGATCTCGAGCGGGGCGAAGCCGTAGATGAACATCGAGGACACCTCGGCCATCACCGAGGCCCACGAGGTGCTCATGTCGTCCATGACCTCTTCCACGAAGGCTTTGGCATCCTCGGCCTCGGGGCTGTCATCGGCGGCCTGCACGCGCCAATTCACCTGCCGGATGAGCATGGTGACCGCGAACAGCAGAGCGCCCACGATGGGGTCGTTGTCGCTCATCTCCCGATAGAGGCGGGCGGCGTTCGTTCCCTTGAGGTCTTTCAGGAACTCTTCTTGGATGTAGCCGCCGAACTGGCGAAGGCCCGAGGTGCCCACGCTCGTCGGGTCGTAGCGGACCTCACCCGGTTTGATCTCTTCGGCCATCAATAGTCTCCGTAGTCGCTCTGCTCACCGAACCACGGGCTGATCCGCTCGAGGCCGTCTGGCTTCACGAAATCAAGGGTCGGGTTGCTGCTTGTGTATTGCTGCCAAGCGAGCGCCAATGCAACCACGCAGTCGTCGTGCAGGCCCTCGGGTGCTGAATAGGTCACGCCGGTGCGCGTGATGTTGTACTCGAACGTGTCGAGCTCTTTTTTAATGGGTCCATCAGGAAAGCCAATAGCTCCTGATTGGATTGCAACGGCGAGGCCTTCCATGAGGCGCTGCTTTGACTGCGAGGTGAACTTGTAGCCCTCGAAGTTGTACGCGTCCCGTTGCAGGCGCTCGAGGATGGGGTCACCCACGCCCGTGCTATCGACGAGCGCCGGGATGCTGCCGCAGAGGTTGAGGATGCGGCGCACCGTGCCCTCCCAACTGTCCTGCCAGCGCTCGAAGCCACACACCTTGCCGTTGCGGTCGAGTGCAATCACCACGGTCCAGTCATGGCTCTTCGCAAGGTCGATACCGATGGCAACGGGGCGGCCATCGCTGAGCTCGGGGAGCGTGCAGCGGTCAATGTGATTGAGGCCGAACGGGTTGCCCTGATCGTCGGAAGGCTCTGCGAGATAGAGCTCGCGGAACACGGCCTCGGGCAGGAGCTTCTTCGCGTCCTCGATTTCCTGCGGGTCGAGCACGCCCGCTTCCACGGCATCGTATGCGGTGAGCTTGGCATAGGCGTACCCGGCGGCCCCGCTCTCAGCGAGGCGTGCAATCTTGTAGTGCCAGTTGGTGCGGCCCTTCACGTTCCCGATGATGCGGACGGGGCCCTGCGTGGCGGTGAGCGTGGAGCGCAGTGCAATCCAACTGTCCTCACGGCAACGCGAGGCCTCATCCACCACGGCGGCGTAAACGTCCTCGCCATAGAGGTTGTCGGGCTTCTCGCCGGTCTTGAACCACATCACCGAGCCCACATCGAGGAGCTTAATGGTGAGCTCGCTCTCGTTGGCGACGAACGTGCCGCGTGTGAGCCCGGCCCGGATGCGGCGGAAGGCAATCTTGGCCTGCGGGTACACCGGGGCCACCCACCAGAAGTTCCGGTTGGGCTTGCCCTTGATGAAGGCCTGCTCGGTGAACCACGCCATGCACCCCACGGTCTTACCGGCCTTCGTCGAGGCCTCCACCACGCCGTAGCGGGCGGGCTTACCGTTGAGGTCCACGCAATCGAAGATCGCCTCCCGCTGCTTGTCGTAGAGCTTCGGGCGGTTGAACGTGACGTTCGTGGTTTCCAGCACCGCACTCATGCGGTCTTGGGCTCCTTGTCACCGATGTTGAGCGAGACCACCACGTTGCGATGCTTGCCAGCCTCGTTGGGGTCCACCTCGTCCGCGCCTTCCTTCCAGCCGCCCTTGGTCTTGAGGAAGAAGATCGATGCAGTGAGCGCGGCCTTCAGGTCGTTGGTCTGCGTGGCGATGCTGAAGAGGTTCGAGGCCACCTTGACCACCATCCGCTGCTTACCGGTGGCGAGCTCGTCGGCGTAGTGCGCCCGGAGGGTCTTGGGGTCGATATCGAGGAGCCCCGCAATCTGCTCGTGAGTGAAGCCGTTGAGGCATCCAACCATCACGAGGTTGCGGGTGATTTGGGTGGGCTCGTGCTTGCCCGCCTTTTTTATAGGGGGGAGCGAGACCACGTTTGCGGCCTTTTTGGGGGTCGGGCTTGCTTTGGGCTTCCTTGGCATGAATATCAATCCGGTGACATTTTTCGCTTGCAAAGCCCGAAATAGGACGCCATATTGTCATCGTTGTGATAGTGAAGCGCGGCGATGAGCGGCATCGGAGTTCTGACCT